TAGGTAGCTCTGTAAATTCACAGCATGCCAAAGCCGAGGCCGCAGACTTCGAAGTAATAGGCACAGATAATGCTGAGCTAGCTGACTGGATCAACAAGAACCTGGACTATGACCAGCTCATACTTGAGTTCTACACTCCTAGTGAGCCAAACAGTGGGTGGATACATTGCAGCTATACTACTGACCAACCAAGAAAACAATTCTTGCACGCATACAAATCAGAGGGAAAAACTAAATACAAACCAATTATAGGCAAAGCAGTAGATTTAATTTAGTGAAAAAAAATATTTTCATTCCTTTTTCAGAATGGTTTTTATACTTCGAAGATCTTCAATTAAATGATGAATTAATTTTAAAAGATTTAAAAAAATTACAATACGAGTTTTGTGATGATGATATAAATATACAAAACATAACAAAACTTTTTATGTCCAAAAATACAAATATTCTTTCAATATTGACGGATGGTGATTCGATAAAAGAGAAATTTAAAAATTTAATTAAAGATAGTTTAAAAGATATGGGCATAAACCAAGATTTTGAAATACAAAATAGTTGGTCCACCTTAGTAAAAAGTAATGGTTTTTCAGAAATTCATTATCATGCTAATTATTGGTTAAGTGCTGTATATTATCCATCAGGAACTTTAGAAGATAACATTAAAATAGAATTTAGCCGACCACAAATTTTACCATGGGATGTAACTAATAATCCCATTGATAGTTTCTTTTTTAATAATAAATGTAAGCAGATAGTAAAAAAAGGTGATTTAATAGTTTTTCCTAGTTATTTAAAACATAGAATATTTTATTACTTTGGAAATTTAGATAGGTATTCAGTTGCAATGAACATTGTTCCTATTGGAAAAATTGGTAGAAATGATAGTATGGTTAGGTTATAGAAAATTATTAAAAAAAGGAATTAGTTAATGGCAATATCACGTGGACAAATCACAAAACAAGTAGAAGGTAAATTAAGAGGTGCGAAAGATGAAAAAAAGAAGAAAAAACGTATCCTTGCCAAATTATATAGCAAAAAGTCTAAGGTCTTCAAAATTTAACCAAAAAGTGATACAATCTAAGAAATTGTACAACCGTAAAAAGGATAAAAATGGCGACTTCAGGAACGACTAGTTTTGATTTATCAATAGAGGAAATAATTCAAGAAGCTTATGAAAGATGTGGTTTGACCACAACAAGTGGGCGTAGTTTAAGATCTGCAAGAATAAGTTTAAATCTTTTATTTGCTGAATGGGCCAATAGAGGAATTCATTTATGGAAAGTAGATTTACATGAAAATTCTTTGGTTTCAGGACAGGCTGAATATAGCGTGCAATCAAACGTCAGTGACGTGCTTGAGGCATTTATATCTTCAACCGCTGCTTCATCAAATAATGTTAATACACAAGATGTTTCTCTTACAAAAATAGATAGATCTGCTTATGCTGCTTTACCAAATAAATTAGCACTGGGACAACCCTCTCAATATTTTGTTGAAAGAGAGACAACACCAAAAATTTATCTATACCAAGCACCAGATTTAAATACTTACACAACTTTAAAATATTACGTGATTAAAAGAATTGAAGACGCAGGTGTATACACAAATGAAGCAGATGTGGTTTTTAGATTTTTACCATGTATGGTATCAGGATTAGCTTACTATCTTGCTATGAAAAATTCACCACAGCTAGTTCAACAAAATAAATTAATATATGAAGATCAACTAAAAAGAGCCCTTGATGAAGATGGTCAAAGAACTTCAACATATATTACACCACAATCATTTTACCCGACAGGCATATAATGGCTAAATACGCAATAGGAAAAAGATCTCAAGCTATATCAGATAGATCAGGAATGGCTTTTCCATATACAGAAATGGTAAAAGAATGGAATGGTTCTCTGGTACATATTTCTGAATTTGAACCAAAACACCCACAGATTAGAAGAAAACATAATACTGCTGATGCAATAGCTTTACAGAATTCAAGAAACCAAAAATTTCAACAACCAATTCAGCCTTTTATTAATACAAATACAAGTGATGTGACTATTACTAATTCAGGTGGCACAATGGTTGGTGTAGCTAATTTAACCTTACCTGGTGAATTTGCATTTAAAACTCAAGATATTATAATTACAAGAGTTATTGATGGCGTTCAAGTGACCTCAGTCTCACATAGTATGATACCAGAAGATCCCTCATTACAAAATAGAAGAAGAGAATTGTTATCCTCAATAGGAACGGTGGAGGTAAGTATTACATAATGGCTATTACACATGCAAATTTTTTAACACAAATCCGTAACTACACAGAGGTCAGTAGCACTGTTTTATCTGATTCACAAATACAAGAATTTATTAGAAATGTTGAATTAGATATAGCCGGTAAAGTAGATTATGATGATCTCAGAAAATATGCAAATTCAAATTTTACTGCCGGTAACCGTGCGGTTTCTATGCCTGGAGATGCGTTAATTTTGAGATCTATTGAACGTTTAGATAGTAGTGGAAATAGAAGTTTTTTAGAAAAAAGAGATACTAGCTTTATATCTGAATTTAATGGAACGGGAGCACAAGGAACCCCTAAATATTTTGCTAACTGGGATGAATTAAATATTATTGTAGCACCTGTGCCTGCTGCTGCTGATACAATTCAAATAAATTATATAAAAGATCCACCAGAATTTACCTCATCAAATCAAACATATTTAGCTAAATATCAAGAATCAATGTTGCTTCATGGTGTTTTAGCTGAATGTTTTAGATTTCTAAAAGGACCCATGGATATGTACAAGCTCTATGAAAGTAAGTATAATGAAGAAGTACAGAATTTTGCCCTACAACAAATGGGTAGAAGAAGACGAGCTGAGTATGATGATGGAGTTCCAAGAATAAAAATTCCAAGTCCTACTCCTAACACAAATTAAAAAGGAGGCCAATTATGGCAATAACAACAAACGCAATATGTGATTCTTTTAAGAAACAATTGCTACAAGCAAAGCATGACTTTGATACATCATCTGACACTTACAAGTTAGCTATGTTTACAAGTTCTGCAACTTTAGGAAAATCAACTACTAATTATGCAACAACCAATGAAGTATCTTCATCAGGTTATTCTGCAGGAGGAAAAGCATTAGTAAACCAAGGTGTTAAAGTTTCATCTTCAGTAGCTATTACTGATTTTGCTGACTTATCATTTGTGGGGGTAACCCTTACTGCAAGAGGAGCTTTAATTTACAACACAACAACTGACGGTGGTTCAGGCACCACTGATGCAGTAGCGGTGTTAGATTTTGGTGGAGATAAAACTGCAACGTCTGGAACATTTACAATCCAGTTCCCTGCGTTCACAACATCTGCTGCTATATTAAGATTAGCATAAGGAGTAGAATGTTTTTATGTCAAACACTTGGGGTTCACTTACATGGTCAGCTGGTAATTACGGAGCACAGAACGATTTTACACAGTTAGTATCTGGAGTAAGTGTTACCTCAAGTCTTGGCAATAACTCAATAGAATTAAACACAATCGAACCTGTAACAGGTTCAACAGCCACACTTTCAGTTGGTGATACATCAATCGATCTTTTAAATAATGGATGGGGTGCTAACACTTGGGGATTTAGTGAATGGGGCCAAATTGGTAACCTTGTTACTGGATCAGCCCTCACTTCGAGTATTGGAAACGTAACTGCATCAACTGCTTTTTCAGGAGCTGTAACTGGTCAGTCATTAACATCATCAATTGGATCTAATGTAGTATCAATCGATCAAACTATTGCAGCTACAGGACTAACTTTATCATCAAGCATAGGAGTAGCTGATGCTGCACCGGATGCTATGATTAGTGGTCAAACATTAACTACGGCAATTGGTAGTGTTACTGCTGTTGGAGTGATAGAAGTTGGATGGGGTGGAGATTCTTGGGGTGAAAACCAATGGGGTGAACTAAATGCACCAACGGTTCCCGTAACAGGAATTAGTCTAACTTCGTCCGTTGCGAGTGTTACTCTTCAAGCTGACGCAGATGTGGGAGTAACCGGAACTGCACTAACATCTACAGTCGGATCAGGGACAGCAGGTATTTCTTTCTTATTTAATGCTACAGGTTTATCTTTAACCACAGCAATTGGGGATGAAGTAATTGATATAGGGGTGCCTGTAACTGGTATTGCTGCTACAACGTCAGTGGGAGCTTCCACAGTTGATCCAACTTTCTTAATCGGTGAAGGTTGGGGTAGAGATACTTATGGAAACTTAGGTTGGGGTGTAAATTATTCAGCCATTAATTCAGCGGGTTTAGCATTAACTTCTGCAATCGGTTCGGAAACAGCATTTACTGATGTAACGATTTCTGTAACTGGGCAATCCATTTCAACTACTTTAGGAGTTTATTCAACACTTGCAGACGCTGATTTATCAATTACTGTAGCAGAACATACAGTCAACTCATCTTTGGGATCTTTTTCATTAGAGCAAACAACAAACGAATCTATTAGTGGCCAATCGATAAGCACTTCGATAGGTAATGCAATTGCAGGTTTATTCCTAGATGTTCCTGTGACATCACCTTCTATGGCATTAAGTTTAGGAACTCAAACACTTGAGCAGAGTACAATAGAACCAGCCACGGGACAATCTCTAACTTCAAGCTTAGGCACTCCTAGTGAAGTGCCAGCTCAAATAGTAGGCGTAACAGGAGTTTCTATTACCTCGAGTTTAGGAGAAGAAGGAATTACGGGGGATGGATTAGTCATACCTACAGGTCAGTTATTGACTTCTTCTGTAGGTAGCGTTAATATTACTGCGTGGTCTGAAATAGACTTAGGAGTATCAAATACTTGGACAGAGGTTGATTTGGCAGCTTAGTTCATGTAAAATAGAAAGTAATTAAGGAGAATTTTTTATGGCATCAACTTACTCAAGTGATCTAAAACTAGAACTTATGGCTACCGGTGAAAACGCTGGTACATGGGGAGATAAAACAAACACAAATTTAAATTTAGTACAACAAGCCGTTGCAGGTTTTGAACAAGTAACACTTTCAAGTGGTGGAACTATAAATCTTGTTATGTCTGATGGTGCTTTATCAAATGCAAGGAATTTAGTAATAAAATTTGCTACTGCAACAATTGCTGCAAGCACAGTTTGTACTATTCCAGATTCAATAGAAAAATTTTATATATTCGATGCAACAGGATTAACAAATCCAACTAACCTTACAATTAAAACTGCATCAGGAACAGGATTTACTTTAGACCAAGCAAAAATTTATGCAGCATATTCAGATGGAACTAACCTAAATGAAATTTCTTTAGATACTTTAGGTGGAACTGTTGCTGCTGCAAATTTAACAGGCACAATTGCAACTGCACAAATTGCAGATGATGCTGTGACTTTTGCAAAAATGCAAGACACTACAACTGCAAATAGAGTTTTGGGAGCAGCTTCTGCTGGAACTATTGGTGAAGTACAAGTTGCTACTGATATGATTGCAGACGATGCTGTTACTGCAGATAAACTAGCAAACACTTCAGTTTCTGCAGGGTCGTTTACTTCAGCATCAATTACAGTAGACGCACAAGGAAGAATTACAGCTGCCTCTTCAGGATCAGCAGGCGCAGGCGGTTTTGTTCCAG